CTAGCTAACCAAGTTGACAATGACTTGTTTGACTTAGGTAAACTATTTGGTGACGGTGCTACTGGTACAGAAGACTTTGTAAACAGCAACTCTTATGCTTCTGATGGTACTACTGCACTAGCGACTAGTGGTAACACTATCGGTGCTTTCACTGACGCGGCATTCCGTTCTATCATTCAGAAAATGGATGAAGCTGACGTACCTATGGACGGTCGTTGCATGGTGATTCCGCCTTCTGCTCGTAACGCAATCATGGCTGAAGAGCGTTTCTCATCTAGCGATTTCGTAAACGGTCAGACAGTAGTGAATGGTCAGATTGGTAACTTGTACGGTGTTGACGTATATGTTTCTAACAACTGCCCAACTACTTTTGATAGTGGTAAAGGCGCATACTTGTTCCACAAAGATGCTATGGTTCTTGCCGAGCAACAAGGTGTTCGTTCACAGACTCAGTATAAGCAAGACTTCCTTGCTACTCTATATACTGCTGATACTTTGTACGGCACACAAGTAGTACGTCCTGAAGCAGGTTTCGTACTAAGCGTAAGCTAATAGTAGTACTTAAGGGGTTTCTTCGGAAGCCCCTTTTCCTTTCTTTTTTTTTAATCACATAGGAATGTTTCATGGCTATATTCAGAGGTGTAGGTGGCTCAGGAGAATCATCGGACAATTCCTTTCTACAGGAAGTTACTGCTCAAGCTAATTCGGCTAGTGCATCAGCTAGTGCGGCTCAAGCATCAGCTACCTCTGCGGCAAACTCTTTAGCCGCTATTCAAGATACAGAAATTACATCAGCTAGTTTTGATACTAGTGACGGTGTACTTACATTGACTAAGACAGGCGGTGCAACAGTTACCGCAGACCTTGATGGTAGGTTTCTTACGTCATACACAGAAACAAACGATTTATCCACAGCCGTAACGTGGGCTAACGTACCAGACGCGAACATAACTGAGTCTAGCGTTACACAGTACTTAACAGCCGCTAATGTTACTAGCCCGCTTACAGGCGGCACTGGTATCTCTATAGCGAGTAACGGTACTATTACCAATGATTCGCCAGACCAGACAGTAGCTTTAACAGGTGCAGGCGGTACTTCAGTAACAGGCACATATCCTAACTTTACTATTACTAGTAGTAGCACTTTAACAGACGCACAGATTAAAACAGCTTACGAAAACAATGCAGACACCAATGCGTTTACAGATGCTGACCATACTAAACTAGACGGTATAGATACAAGCATTTACCTAACTACGCATCAAGACATCTCAGGAAAGGCTAATTTATCAGGTGCAGACTTTACAGGCGATGTTAGTGTAGCAGGGACATTTAACACTGATGGTATAGAATCAACTATCGACTCAGTAGACTATCCTGTATATAGCACATCACTCGATGGTAGCAACGCTATAGCAACATTAGGTGGCACAGCTACAGGCAATAAAGTACATACCTTAGAAATGCGACCTGCCGCAGGCGGTGTCAGAATGCACTGGCATCAAAGTGGCTTACATGGTGGCACTCCACCACCCTCAGGACAAACATTACGCTTTCACACTACTGACAGAGGCATACACGTTGGCGATGATTTAGTTGGTACATACACAGCAGGGGATAACCAAAACAACGCAGATGTAGACTTTGGTATGCTTGTTGGGCGTAGCTCGACAAACATCGGCAGTAATAACTTTGGCTTTGGGTACAACATAAACTTCAACTCTGCCACAATTTCTTCGTGCGCGGGTATAGGCTCGTCAATATACATAAACCCTACAACCAACAACTCTATAGGTATAGGGGGCGATGTTTTCGTTGGAACTACAGGCACTGAAACACCCGAACAGCAGGGTATATTTGCAGGTGGCAATGTAGTATCAGGTAGAGGCAACTATAGTTTTAGTTGGGGCAAAGGCGACTATGAGGGAGCAACAAGATATGCCGCAGTGAATCTCGGAAAAGGCTGTGTGATGTTCGGACAGCAAATCAATATAGATGCTGATTCAAGTTGGAGTTTAGTAGGCGGCACATTAAACGAACAGAGTTACATTAAAACCTACGCAGAAAACGCACACCACAGTATAGCGTGGGGGCGCAGTGTTAGATTAGACGATTCCATTGGAGCAGTTACTTTTGGAGATGATAATTACACGACTGGCGGAAACCATAGTGCGGCTATTGGTTCTGGGCACAATATTTACGCGCAAGGAGCGTTTCTAGGCGGTGTTAATAATACAGCTTATGCTGATGCGCGTTATGCCGCTGCATTTGGTTATTTTAATCGTTGTGAAGGTGAGGGTAGTTTTGCGGCAGGGAAAAGCAACAACTCTTTAGGTCATAGTGGTGCTTGCATTGGACAGGGCTTAAAGACCCCGCTATTTTTAAGTAATGGTGATTATGTTTGGGATGATTACTCTGTAGTTGTTGGCGGTTACAATGATGAGGCGCATAAGTATTACACAAACACTTTGAACACTGCATGGGTAGAAGACCACAGATTCGTAGTAGGGACTGGTACATCTGCTAATGCAAAAGACAATGGCTTTATTGTTGCAGTGCCTGATTCTGGTTTTAGTGGAATCATCATGCCAAACCTAGCATCAAGCCCTGATTATGCAAGTGCTTCAGCGGCTAAAGCAGGGGGTGTCCCTGTAGGCGGTCTATACAGAATAGGCAGTGACGTTAAGATATTACTATCAACAGATTAACAGGAATCAATAATGGCAATCACAACCACAACAACAGTATCGAGTATCAATGTTATCGTGTTAGATTCTAATAACTACGCAGGTAGTGCATTAGCGTTAACATTAGTTGACACTATGACTAATACAGAAGATGCTGACTTTGAAATGAAGAACACTCGCAGAGTTAATTTAGAAAGCGGTTCTGATGTATCTAGCTACCCTCAACTAGTACAAGACGTAGCCTCGGCTGTTTGGGGTTAATAGGAGAATATTATGGTAACGGAAGAAACAAAACAAGCTGTAGACGTATTTGCGGCATCCACAGGTGTGATGTCACTGGCGGCTTGGTTGCCTCCCGTTGCTAGTATCTTTACTATTATCTGGTTAGGTATTCGTATCTATGAATCAGAGACAGTACAGAAGATTGTACATAAGAAGTGAGAAAGTTATTTTGTTTATTAATGATGTTCTCATGGGTTACATTAGCAGAGAACGCTCAGGAAGGTAGTTTGAATACGTACCACGGTTCTAACTCGACTACTAATAGTAACAACACAACTACAGATACGTCAACTAGTAATACGTACAATGGAGCAGGAAGCAGTAGCGAGATACCAGTAGGTTCTGCAATCACTCCTAGTTACATGAGTAATGGTATGGACACTTGCCTTAAGGGTACAGGTGGTTCATTACAGACAGTAGGCGTAGGGTTCAGTAGTGGTACTTATGATGTTGACCCTGAATGTAATAGACGTAGGGACGCTAAGGTACTGGCTGACTTAGGTATGAAGGTAAGTGCAGTAGCCCGTATGTGTCAAAGCACTGACGTATGGAAGGCAATGTTCGTATCAGGCACACCCTGTCCTATATTGTCAAACGGTAAACTAGTCGTAGGTAAACGTGCTATGTTAGTTATGAAGCGTCAGCCAGAGACTTACATACCAGACTACAACAAGAAAACTAAAGATTGGTACAATAACGTATTAAACATAGGAGGAGAGGACACAGATGAAGAAGATACTATTATCTCTGTTAGTGCTAAGTTCCGTAGTTCAGTCAAGTGAATATGACGCACTACTAGACTCAAGTACTGCGATAGTCGATAAGATTAACACTGGCATCCTCCTAGTGGGCGCAGGTATGGAGTACGCTAATCAGGGTGACGCTTTGTCTGATGGTACTCTATCTACTACAGCACACATACAGGAAGCACAGGTACAGGCGTACAACACTGCGTTAAATAACTTTGCTACTAACTATCAGCCATACGGTGACGTTAAGGCTGTATTAGAGAACAAGGCTATGGAAGAGTTAACATTAATGGATGAAGCCATAGATGTATTTACTGAAGCCGTAGTGGATATGATTTCAGTTGTGGAAGTAGCTGAACGAGTAGAGGAAGCACAAGGTAATCCACAGCAGGAAGAAGAAGTACAGACGTTTGTAGCCGAGACTGTGGAAGTCCTACAGATAGAACAAGAGACTGTTGATGCGTATAATCAATCGACAGATGACATTGAGATGAGAGCCAATAATGCATCAGCCTACTTAGCCGTAGCTAACTCAGAGGAAGCTGTAGCATTCCTAGAGCAAGGCGTTGAGAGTGCTAACACTACAGCGGAACAGACTAATATCTTCTATGATGCTAACGCACAGTGGGTGTCTATGGGTTACAACACTACACGTAACCTAACGGCTGTATACCTCAATGGTAATGACAACATAGGCTTAGACTTATACGTAAGTGAGACTGATGTATTAGCCGCAGGTAGCGAGTCAGAGTTCTTTCAAACAGGACCAACTCATTTAGGTTACTCTTGCTTCATGTACGGTACAGGATGTGTTGAACTATGAGTTTAGAAAGCACAGAACTCAAGATAGGTGACACATCATTCAAGGGCGTATGGATTGCTATTGTACTTGGTATTGGTAGTACTATAGGTGGTGGCGTATGGACAGCCTCTAGTTTGTACAGCAGACTAGAAGCAGTGGAAGCACAGCAGATACCCGATATAAGCCCCATACGTGAGAATCTAGCGACTTTAGGCACAAGGCTAGAGACACTACTAAGTCAGCAAGAAAAGCTGTTAGAATTGAATACAGACGTTTCTACGCTATCTAACGAGATAGAGGCTATGAAAGCTACGGTTGCTACAGCAGAGATTATTATCAACGACATTGGCGATACAGAAGTAAAGTTCAAGACATTAACTAAAGAAGTCGAGGATTTGTGGAAGGGTATGGACTA